GTTTTCCATCACAGGTTGGATGTGATGCACGTAGTAGGCATGTATATATTGTATTATTTTTATTCTTACTACACGGAGTTGAGTTTTGTTGTGTATATATTTTATCGACATTTCGTCAACACGGAGTACTAGCGGGGCGGGGCTAGTACAATACTCACACATCTACCTCGGGTGTGTGTTTGATTGTAGAGGAAGAGAGTGAGGTAAGCCCGTGATTCTATATTTAGTTGGTAAACTGCCCACAGTCTGACCTAATTTACCAGATTGTCGTTCATGAATAAGGGAAAGTCAGATTAGAAGGAGCGATAGCAGTACGCATCTCCTATGCCACCGGTATGAAGCATGCACACCGTATTTGTTTTAGTACAACTCAACGGTATATAAGATAAGGTCGTTACAACGTAGACCTGGAGGCCTCAATTGATTGGATCGATCAATTGGTATAGGACGAGGACGATTCAACAAGAAAAATCAAAAACAAAAACAAAAACAAAAATTACAACCAAAAACTAAACCATCGGTACCACAAACCGTTGTCGTACGCAAGAATACGAAAGTTAGCGTTAACCAAATGAATCCATATTTGGATTTGTTGACCAATCCTTTCAATTCAGCTTCGTACGGTAGCAAAGTTCCCGACCCTTTTAGTCCACACACATCAACATATAGAATTCACAGTGAATTTAAAGTGACTACACCAACCAATATTACCACCGCAGCGTACTTAATACGACCGAATCCGTTTCAGTCAATTATAGATTTGCAAGCGTTCTCTGGTGGCTCTAGCACAAGTGGAGGTAACACTGGGTGGACAGCATTGACATCTAATTCGATGATCTATGCTGCAACAACACCCACTGCTTTATCTGCAATTTTGACTAGTTATCGTGTGGTTAGTCATGGCATACGTATACGACTCATGGAACCACAACAAGTGGCTACTGGTCGGCTTATCATCGGAAGAGCTCCGCGCTCTCGTCCAGATATGCCTTTTGCATCTACTAACAACACCGCATTGTTATGGGGTGCTGTCGGTTCTGCCGGAAATTCCTTCTTAGGAGCCATTCCTGGCGTCGTTGCAAATTCACCCTTCTTACTTGAAACCACTGAAGCCAAAGAGTTCTCAATGTATGATTTAATGGGTTTAGACATTACACAAGTTAATAGTATTAATTCACCTGCCGCGTTGATGTTTTCACCGGTGTATTCATCTGCCGTTTTGAATGGAGTTGCCACATTAGTTGAGGTGACAGACGCACCAGTTAACGCTGGTACTGGTGTCGTCACAATAGCTAATAACACTGGTTCAATTTCCGACAACCAACCCGGATGGGATGATATGTATATATACATGGATGGATTGCCAAGTGGCCTTTATCCTGCTATTAACATTGAATATATTCTACACCTTGAAGGAGTACCTCAGATCGCTTCTACGACAGCGATCTCAGCTGTCCCATCACACCCACCTGCTAGACGTGGCGAATTTCTTGGGTTAGATACCATTATGAAGAAGAGTTTCCAGGCTGCTAAGACAATATGTACTTCAGCACCAACGGCATATAACAACATCTTCCCTGGTCGAAACTTAAAGAAAGATGCTGCCGCTGTCGGCGGGATGATGATTAAAGCAGCGCCACTTTTATTGGCATAAATATGGTTACGTTTTTAGAGTATATTATATCGTTGGCAACTTTGGTGTTAGCCATTGTTACCTTGATTGAATTGATTCTTTTAATATATTGGCATGCTCGTGCGCGAGAGCCAACCGATGTATGATTACACAAAATCATTAGCTTACCTACAAATTTACACAACCGTGTGCTGGAACGGTTGTCGCGCGATGGCGCCACTTTTTATGATCACGTGTGACCGAACGCGTGGAGGAAGATAAATCGGGATGGGCAAAATATCGAGCTGGGTCCTTGTAAAAACCAGACTTTTATATCTACGCGAAAGCGTAACAAGCTTTGTGATGTGTGTATTCCAGCGGACTCACATCACACCCCATTTTACGACCCCGCTTTGTGCGGAACGTGTATTTACACGTGTCTAAGAATGTGGTGCCGGAAACCTCAGGAGAGTACGGGAGCGTTATAGTTAGGGAGGTAGTAGTATTGGTGCTTTTGCACCCATCCTGCTTCCTCATCTAACTATATGTTTACATATAGTTATGATGAGTGAAGTCGTAGATTTAGTTAAGATATCACGCTCAGTAGAGAGCGTTGTAAATAGTTTACCCCAAAAGAGTGTGGGGGGTAGTAATTCCACCGATAATACAGTGTCCTCTAAAGATATTAAGAAATCTCTTAATAAAGCGTACAGCGAACTTCGTAGGTTGAAGAAAGAGGCATATAAAAATCAAAATTTTTCAAAACCTTCGTCTAATGGTAAACATTCGTCGAAGGCTAAAGAAACCGGTCCAGTTGCAGAAGTGCCCAAGTCTATTAATGTTAAATCTGATGATGTGTTTTGTGATGAGACACTCACACAGCAATCTTCTGTCGAAGATGACAAAAATAGCAACTGTGACGATGTTCCATTTAATCTACCTAAGGTTCCCCTGTTGAACATTGATGATCCGGATGACTTTTCAACCCGTGATGATTGGGAACGTTCTGTTTTTCGTGATTCTGAAGATGACGCGATTGAAGTAATTGAACCAAAACCCAAATGTGCGATATTTTATCGTGCTCGTGGGCGTGATTTCAATACTTGGTTGTATGATGAAGTTTTCTTTAAAACATTGTCATTTTTAATGATCATCCCTGCTGAAGTTCAATACAGTGAATTTTTCGCTTTACACCGCGGAAGTTGTACTCAAACAAAATTTTTATCACTATTCACAGTCGCAAACACGTCATCGTTTTCAAATGAGTGGTTGCAACATAATAGTTACACTCACTATCGAGTTGTTGAGTACGACAAAATCATCTTTGAGCAAATGGTTCGAGATTATTGTGGTCACATACCTACTCCTGATTTACATTCGAATATGTTGTCTAAGTTTTTACAACTTAACAATGATATTCCAATTGAAGTTCTACAGTTAACGGTTGATGTGGCTTATCAGTATATCGATTTTTCTGCTTTTCGTGCGGCATGTATATATGGGGTAACTAAGTCACGCGTCCCACGCATGACTTATGTATAGTACAATGCCCTCATGGTTTACACACCTGATATTTTTACGTTTGGGAGTGTGGTTCAAGTTGAACATATTGAATGTCAAGTTAAGCTAAACTTCGAATATAATGGTATTTTTGGTGTGTGTCCCGTGGGGGCTCGTAGGAAAATAGATAATATTTTATTAGGTGATGTACATAATGTAAGTAATGTGAATAGCTTACGAAACATTTTGAAGAATGTTTCTAAGCGAAATTTTGTTTTGTATCTGTATGAAATAAACCGGTTTGACGTCTTTTCCGGTTGTTTGGGCGTGTTACATCGGTGTGTACGAAAAAGGGGTACATACGATTCCATTTTTCAACCCTTCTACGGAAGAGGTGGTTGGGTTGTTTATGGGGACACTAGGAATAACCTTGATCGTGCTGTTGCTGCACGAGTAGCTAACAAGCGCGATAATGAAGATATCTTGAAATTCAACCATTCGAGATTATCTTTGTTTGGGCGTGGTGTAGCTCGTGTGAGATTATCTGTTTTCACTAAAATTCGACGGCGTTTACACAACTTACTCGCTGTCTTAGGTGACGACTTATATGAGCGCGCTAGATTTGCCGAGAAGCCATGTGCAAAAAGAAGATTGAAGTTACAAGCGTTGGTTGATGTTTTAAATTCAGCTGACACTGGTCTTTTTGTTACTGAGATTCGAGGTAAATTGAAACTGTATGAGAAAGCTAAACCTGGTAAAAACCCTAGACTTATTGGTGATTACACAACCCCCGGTTCTATTTTGGCCGGTTATTTATGTGAGTACGCTAAGTCTGCTTTTATTGGATGCGATGACGCATTTTCCGAGCATGGCTTTAATGTGTGTGGTATGTATTCTGAGTTTGTTAAGAGTACTGATGCTGACACATTACGGCGTGTGGGACATATGCTTGCGTCTGATAATCGAAATCTCCATTTTCATCACTCGGATGATTCACTGCTGAAGCTAGATGGTAAATTATATGAACTAGACATAAGTTCATGTGATTCGTCTAACGGTGAACCAATTTTTGATATCATTTTATGGTTATTTGAAGGTACCCAATTTTATGATATCATGCATCGTTGTGTTTCTCAGTGTAAACTTCCTTTAAAGTTGCGAGATCCTTTTAATTTTATTAGTAGTGTAAAATTACAAACAATCCGACCCTTTGAATTTTCTGGGTCGACTTTAACTACCTTACTTAATGAGATTGCATCTACACTCATCGGATTGCAGATCTCATATGACAAATCTATCACAAGTGAACAGGTTATCCAATCTGCTATTGCGGTTGGTTATAATGTTACACTAGTGCCTAGAGATAATATGGCGCAAGCCACATTGCTTAAAAATTCTTGGTCGAACGGTGAAAGTTTTCTTAATTTGGGAGCTATGTTACGTTCATTTGGGACTTTTTCCGGTGATATCCCCGGATCAAACAAGATACCCTTGGATGTTCGTTGCGAAGATTTTTGTGCATCACTTGTTGTTGCATATAAGCATTGTGGTTCAACATCAGTGTATAAGGCTTTGGCTAGACGGTATGTGTATCATACTGGTTATTACGATGATGTAGTGTGCGACAAGTTATCGTATTCATATGATAATAGTATCAAACGTGGTGACATTGAAGACGCTGCTCTTATAGCGCGTTATGGAGTGACACAATCTGAAATTGACGAGTTGTGTCACCATATTGTAAGTCGGAAAATGTTTCAACACCTTTCGTTACCTATTATTGATAAGATATACGAGATAGATTATGGTCTTAAGTATGAACGCCACCACGCGGCGTAATGTGTGGCCTTTGGGCTTTTCCAGAACCCAATTGTATTTATCCCTTATTAGATTGGAATGGTTGTGGTCGTTTGATGGGTGGGATCCAGAATTTCGTGAGGTTATGCTTCACATCGACCA